TAATTGATCGTCATAATCAGCAATTATTTTTAACTCTTTTTCAATTGACTCTAATAAGTCAGGATGTTCAGCAACACCTACATTGTTTTGTATTAGATTTTCAACATTGACTTTATGTTTTTCAATATGTCCTCTAGCGTGTGCTTTAAGAGCGTTTATTATTTGTTCTCGCATTTTTCTTCTCCAATTTTTTCTTTAGTCTTTGACTTCGCCATCTTTTAAACCTTTTCTTAATATATCTTCTTCCGTAGGTGTAAATAATCTTATCATACCTCTTTCTGAAGCCAATCTTTCATCTCTATTAATTTTTGATTGTCTTCTACTTATCTCCATAGACTCATCTTCTTGTATCATATTGTATCCCTTCTTTAAACCATTGTGGCATTTTTGCATTAGGTTTTTCCCATTTAGCAAATCTTCTTTTTTCTAGTATGTAGTATTTTCTGTATGACGCAACACTATCACCTGGCACTTTGCAATGATCTGGCATAGCAGGTGTTGCTTCTGTACCGATTACATCTACTCTAGCATTTTTAGGTGGCACAGATAATAATTGACCTAGTTTTGTGATTGAAACGTGGTCTTTATCTTTCTGCCATCTTAACTTATATTGTTCGTTTAATGCCATCATATGTTTATACAACCATACATAATTGTAAGCAGATTTTAATACCCATTGTGTACTAGGATGACCTAACCAACCTGCTTTGTATATGATTGCTTCTTCATTAGGATTATCAAGTCGCCATCTTTTAATCTTACGACCATTCTTTGTTGTATCAAAATATTCTGTACCGTCTAGCACTCTCTTTGCTGTACATAACATTTGAGCAGACTCTAATATCATTTTAATAATATGTTTATCACACATCATTTCTGCCGCTTTGACAGGATCTTTATCTACGTAAAATATATTCATTAGTGTATTAAACTCCTCATTACCCAATCTTTCAAATTGTATTGATTTGCTAAATCCATTAACTTATTATACCACATTGCTTTCATTTCGTCTGTGTTTGCGTCTGCACACGCTTTGGCAAGATTACTAAGTCTATGTTTCTTTACTTGTTCATCACCTGTTAATCGTTTTAAGTCTTCATTTGTTATCATATAATTGTCTCCCATTATTATAATATATCACTTTTTAAGTTCATTGTCAAGTCTTATTTTTGTCATTAAAATCATAGATTTGATTGAGTTTTAGTCTTATTTCGTCTGGATCATCACCAAATTCTTTGACTAAACCTTGATAACCTCTTAATTTTTTAACTTTCTTTTGAAGTGTATCTAATTTCTTCTCTAAATTTTCTTTTTCATTAGTCTTTGCTAATGACTTCTTCATACGCCATTGTCTGATTGATATGTTAGCAGCAATCAATAATAACACAGCAAGTGGATCAAAAACAAATATAAGTATGAGTATGATAATTCTAACTGCTTCATCAAAATGACTTTTTGCGTCTTCACCATAAATCAATTCAGCAACATACTTTAATGGCCCTACTTCCGCTTCAATTTTTATTTGTTCTAACTCTATTGTGCTTTTGGTTTTGTTCAACTCAACTATTTTTGCCGTTGCTTCGGATATGGATTTGTTCAGTTGTTCTCTTTCTGTTTTTTGCTTTTCTCTTTCTTTTAATCCCCTACTGACATATTCCATATCAATATATTTGTCAAGTGCTTTATCTAAACTGTTTAAAGTCTTTTCAGCACGATCAATAATAACTTGTTGTTGATTGATTTGTTTATCTAATACTTGTATGTTTAATGCGTTACCTGATTGTGGTTTAACTTGGTCTAGGTGTGCTTTTGATAGAAACCCAAAAATACCTATTGATGTAATGAATATTAATATTATGATTGCTGAAAATAGATATGCCTTCAATAAACGAGGTATATCTGAATTCCAGTTTTGATATAACCAACTGGCGGCAACTAACTTACCTACTTCTAACGCTGAACCCATTGCAATAATAGGTACTGCTGCCCCAGCAAATAATGTTGCTAATCCTATGATTGAATAACCAGCGGCAATAATAGAAATTGCTATGCCTGAAAGTAGTGTTAGTATTGCTAAAAACATAGTGTAATATTTATCTTTATAGTTGTTTAGGTTTTTCTTTTGGAACAACTGCGTTTGTTTTTGAATCAGGTTTTATTTCTATTTCTACTTCAGCAACTTTTTGTTCTTGTTCTCTAATTGTATCTACAATCCAATTGACTCTTTCAGCATAATCTTTTGTAGTTGAATATGCCTTTAATGTTTTGATTAAAACTTTAGCGTCAAGTTCTTGTCCTAATACTAACATTCGTGTTCTAACATCCCTAAACTCCTCATATGCTGGATGATTATTTAAAAGTTTTACAAAAAATTCTACACCTTGACACTTTGTAGGAAATACTCTAACACCCCAACCTTTCCATTTAGTTCTACCCTCTAATAACATATGTGGTACATCTTTATCATAAGTTCTTATACCAAATAAGTTATTACCTTCAACTGCAAATCTACTTGTTCCCCAACCAGACTCTAACGCCGCTTGAGCAACAATCATTTCTGTAGGTACTCGTTCAAACCTAGGTGTTTCAAAGTTTACCCAATCAACACACTTACGAACCGCTTGTACAAACTGTACATCATTGTTATAATCAAAAGCAGGTTCTTGTAAACCTAAATTGTTTGCCCAATTTGTGTAATATGTTTCTATATCACGTTTAATTAAATGTTTTGTTATAGGATTAGGTAAAAAAGTACCTATTAAAAATATAATAAAATATGATACAATAATAGATAAAATAATTTTATAATTGAATTTAAATCTTTTTAGCATAATACTCATAACCTCCCCACTCAACACCATCACTATCTTTAAACGAAGGTATTTTTACTTGATAAAATGTTAACTCACTTTTTAACTTTTCTACTTTAGCAAAAATATGTTCTGCTTGTTTTAAAGTATAATTATCGTAAATATCTTTCGCCCAATTACCTGTGTAATATAGTTTACCTGTACCTGGTCTGTTTGATGGTTTTGCTAGTTCAGTTAATTGTATTATTGCCTCGCCTATTTCTGCTTTCAAATAGCGATCTAGTTCTTTCACTTGTCTTCTCATAATATATCTCTCTTTTTATAGGTCTAAACCTATTGCGTTAAGTTTTGGCCTAAAACTATAAAATAGTTTATTGTGATTACCAGTATCACCTTTATTAGCCATTTGATAAAGATGTACCATTTCGTGTCCTAAAGTGTCCACAAATTCTTTTTTGTTATGATAATAAGGCAACATTTCTAAATGATATGCTCTTGTACCTTTTCTTTTCCACTCCCAAGCAATAACTTGCCCATAACAAAACTTTTTACTTTCGTCTTTATATATTTTTTTAATTAACACATCATTAAACGGTGATAATTTATTATTAAATACTGCTTTATTGATAATCTTAAAATAATGTTTAATATCTTTATATGTCGTTTTATATTTTTTACGACTTGACAATTCACGCTTCAAAATCTTTTTTACTCTCACAGTTTTATCTATGACCTTTCTTGGCATTATTGTCCTCTTTCCTTACTAGTTTTAAAAAAAATCTTTTTATATATTCTAAAACTCCTATGAATAGTCCTGTTAGTATAACTAATTTTAACTCCATAGGTATTGATATAAAAAAATCAATCACTATTTACAATCCTTATCTTTAATTTTAGAATCCTTTAACAATAAACACTTGTGTGTTTTATCTAATTCTAATCTTAATTGTGTCATCATATTATCCATAATGTAAGGTAAGTATTGTTGTAATACACTTGTCATCTGTATAGCGAATTGATGACCCATTTTTTGTAGTTCACTTTCTAATAATTTAGCGTGATCTACGTTAGTACCGTTTACTGTAGATTGTATCACGTGACCTATAACTGCTGTGTTATAATCACTTATTTTCTTCTCATCTGCATTTGCTAATGATGAAAACATCCATAGCATACCTGCAAATAGTATATTAATTAAAATCAACTTCTTAAACATAATGTAGTCCTTTCACTTTATTGATTATCATATATTTATAATAACACACTTTGACTAGTAAGTCAAGCGTTAAAAAGTGTTGATTTTATTGAGGTTTTGAGGGTATATGTGAAATATACCCTCTAAAAGTGAGTATTTACTTAGTGATTCTAACGAAATTATCGTCCCAATCAAAGGTTTCTTTGACCATTTGAGCGGTTAAACCCTTGTAAATATTATTTAAGTTCTTATTTTTGATTGCTATTAGGACTTCAGCGTCTTTTTGTTGTAATCCCTCTAACATTTGTATAAACATAGTTTCTTTTTTTAACTTGTTTATTGTGTTATTACCACCAACTACAAAGTGATATAACTTTCTTGCTTCTGACAATAAACTAGTATGTTCAGTACCAGCAGGTGCCTCATTTGCAATATAAGGTGGTATACCTTCTGGTAAATCCCATTCTATTTTAGGATCAAATGCCGCCTTTAACAATTGCCTCATTGCAGGATTGTCGTGTTGTTTTAAAACAGCAATCTTTTTAGGTTTGTCTTTTGCGTTATTGATTTGTGTAAAAATCTCGTGTACTAAAGGTTGTCCTGAACCTTCCATACCAAGACCTTGATTTAAGTTTTTTGTTGCTATAGCCATAATTTCTCCATTTTAAAAGTCATTAATCTTATCTATCAAAGACTTCAATTTTTTATCTATAAAATAATTTAACAGTAGCGACCTGTCTTTTACTTTATAGTTCTTATATGTATTTATAATGTTTGTTTCTATCGTTTGTGGTATTTGCGATAAGTCTATTAACTTCTTATTTCTATTATAATACTTCTTTGTTTCTGCACCTAATGGTATGTTATCAATATCAGTCCATTCTTCTAATTGTTTTTTAGTTACTGGTTTTTGTCTTTCACCTTTTACAAATACATCATCTGCACTCATTATATTAGGTACACCATCCGATCTATCACCTTTTATAATTTGTTCTCTTAAAAACTTAACAGG